GGATGCGTGCGGCTTTCTCGGCGTCCTCGAAGAACAGCTCGTAGAAGTCGCCCATCCGGTAGAAGACGAGCATCGTCGGGTAGTCCGCTTTGATGCCTAAATATTGCTGCATCATGGGAGTGTGCTTGCTTTTGCCGTTCTCGGTAAGGCGTTGATCTAACGGCATTTTTTCAGCTAAGTCCATGTTCTATAAGGATAACGTGTGGAAGTAATGCGCTTTTCGTTATAGTCGCTACACTCCACAACATGCCGCAACACTTCACATTTTAGCGTAGGTTTTTGCCTTCGCTCGTCGGGATGTTACGCTACAATTCCCAGCTACCGATCCCGGCGTTGAAAAGCTACGCCGACGTTACGCCATGAGGGAATATGTCATTCGACGCCAAAGCCGCGAAGCTTCTCCAGCCCGGCCAACACTTTACCATCTCCGACTGCCAGGGGCTCCGACTAGAAGCCACCGCTACCACACGATCGTGGACATATCGCTACAAGAGTCCGGTCGACGGCAAGATGCGCCAGGTGAAGATAGGGACGTGGCCGGCGATGTCATTTCATGCGGCCGTCGTCGAGTGGGAAAAGCTGCGGGATGCTCGCGCAGCTGGCCAGGATCCGTCGGACCAGAAGCGAGCTGCACGCCAGGCCGAGGCCGCGCAGCGTGAAGCGCGGCGGGTGGCTGCTGAAAAGCGGCTGACCATTCGTCGTATTTGCGACCAGTACCTCGAGGAGCACGTCGACCTCAAGCGGCAGGCAAAGGGGGCGACCGAGGTCCGGCGCCTGTTCAATGTCCACCTGGGCGAGCTTGCGGATCTCGATCCAGGCAACCTGACGCGTGCCCAGGCGTTCAACCTACTGCAGGGAATGATCGCTACGCCTGTCCTGGCTTCGAACCTACGCCGCGAGCTAGGCGCGGCCTGGGATCACGCACTGGATGCCGGGCGGCTGGACGAGAACGTGCCGAACTGGTGGCGCCTGATCATGCGCGGCAAGTTGCGCAGCAAAGGGCGTATGCGAGAGGGGGAGCAGATTGGGACGGCAAAGCGCGTCCTCAGCGAGGCCGAGCTCGGCGTGTTAATCCGCTGGCTACCGAACTTTTCGAAGATGATCGGCGACGTGCTGACGGTCTATCTGTGGACGCTCTTGCGTGGTAGTGAAATCACGTCCATGCATGCCAAGGACATTACCGAAGAGAAGGACGGGCTGTGGTGGACCATACCCAAGCCTGAAACCAAAAACCGGAACCGAGAGCGTGCCGAGGATCACCGTGTTCCCTTGGTTGGCAGGGCCGAGGTGGTTGTTCGCCGGCGTCTTGCCCTGGCCAACGGCGGTTACCTGTTTCCGTCATGGGGCAAGACACCGTATGTCGAACAGAAGGCCATCGGCGTGGGTGTATGGACTCACATGCCATACAGTGGAACGAGGCCAGAATCGAAGCGTCCGCGGCTACCTGTTACCCATTGGGCTCCGCATGATCTGCGGCGCTCTTGCCGTACCTTGTTGGCCGGTATGGACTGTCCCGATGCGATAGGTGAGGCGCTGATTGGCCACCTGCCGCCAGAGTCGGGAAGTAATGTGTACAACCGCCACACTTATGATCGGCAGCGCCGGGATTGGTTGATGAAGCTGAGTGCGCGGTTGGAGGAGTTGGCTGCTTCAGCTGCTAGTGTTTGAGATGATTTCAGTAATGTGGTTTCCAAACGTTGGAGTATTGGAATATGGATTCATTACCTAATGTCGAATTTTGCATTAACGACGGTGTCGCTGATCATCTTTATATACCTGGGTATGATCTTAAAGAGCAATGTCGCAATGCGATTAGATATCTAGATTGCCGCAATGGTAGTCGCTGTTTTCATGAGAAGCATCTTCGAATCCTTGCTGAACGTAGTGCAGATTTGTTGACTCTATGTCATGAGTGGATTACTCAAATGATTGAAGGTCATAATCACGAAATACGACTTAATTTCACTGATGGCACACGCTGTGCTGCAAGGGCGCAAAGAGACCCACTTTCAGGTTCTGATAAAAAATATAGTGCTATCGATATTAATCTCGGCAGCATCCCAGTCTTGTTCGGTTGTGCAAATAGGATAAAGCTCATAATAGAGGATGATTTATCAGCATCTGGCTTTGTCGTTCAACATCTGAAAAATTGGTGTCCCGACTCTGATCCTGTAGGAGTGCTCGCTTTCGATATGGATGAGCCGTTTGATTCCGATTATGAGATAGTCCTCGATGCGATTCAGCTAATGTACTTCCATGAGGTGTCCCATCTGTTATTAGGTCATCTATATTTCCCTGTATTTGGGCAGCCATCTCATGTTGATTTCTACCGTTATTGGCGTACCGCTGAGAGTGAGGCTGACTGCAGGGCAGGTTGGCTGTTTATGGCGTTCCATTCGGGCAGGTTTGGATCTGACAAATTATTGGTTCATAGCAGCAGTGCTAAGTCTATTGTTCGACGTCTCATGCTGGCTGGCATGTCAAATTATCTTTCTATTCAACTCCTGTACGAGTCGAAGCCAGAAGCGCAGCGATATTACCTTCCACCTACCCGGCTGCTGCACGTTGTAGCTGGGGCAAACTGGGCAAGAACTCAAATGGGGGTGGGGTTGACTGACTCATCGATCATGGAGCTTTTGACACGTTATCAAATAGCTACCGAATTTGCTTTCTCTGATCTTTTGCCGAATTGGATATCGACGGGTTCGGATGAAGCAAACGAGGACTTGCGAAAACACTTAGCCGAAAACCCTTCCTTGATGACAGATGTGATGTCAGCGACATTAAAACATCGGAAGTTTAAATGGACATTCAGTTAGCATGGATTTTATTTCTCTACGGAATCGCTAGGTAATTGGCGCCGGTTCGCATGTCCTGTATTTGCAGGTGGCGGGAGATCGGAGACCGGGCGTTGCTCAGCCCATTCCTCAAGCTCACGGACAAGCCACGCCACACGTCGACCTGACAGTTGCCGAGGCTTGGGGAAGGCGCCTTCCCTCACCAGACGTTGTACAGTGGTGGCGGCCAGGGCGACAGCGCCGGCGACAGCCTCAAGTTCAAGATAGAGCGGTTTCACTGTTTTCTCTTTTCGCACGGCGTTTGCCTGATCGTTTTCTCAGCAGTCTGTCGCGGACGATGCGATCGACCGCTTCACCCAGCGTCATATCCTTGAACTGGATGAATTTCCTCAGCGCGGTCTCAACCTCTTGGGAAACCACACAGGCTGGAAGCCGCGCCTTGCCGTCTGCTTTCAATTTTGTGAGGCGCCGTGCTTGTCTAGCTGACGCGCTTAATGCATTGCCGGTGGGCGGTCTGCCGCGCCTTTTCGCTGTTTCTAGTAATTCAGCTGCTTTGGTATCGGGCTGCATGGTCATTAATCCTGTTAGAAATTAACGTGAGAAATCACGGTAATTCCATGGTCCTTATCTCTGCTTTTCCTCGGGCGCACTGTTGCCCTCGACTTGCAAGATGACGCGGAAGCCGATGCCGATCTTGCCTGGTGTAGGGTGCGGCTGGTACCAGCACAGGTACCAGAAGGTTGCGCCATCATCACCCTCGCCCTCACGCTTCCAGCACTTGCCGTCATAGGTTCCAGACGGGTAGCTGCTCGAATACTCGGCCAGGCCGGCCACCTGGCGCGGCGTCAGCAGCACATGGGTTTCGTCCATCGGCGCTTGCCGGATGTCGGCAGGCTGGCGCCAGTGGTGGCCCAGTGGATCCGTCATTGCTGGGATTGCGTTGTACAGCTTCAGCGGCAGAGGAGCCTGAGCAGTTCCTCCAACTGTTGCTGCACCTAATTTGGCGTTGCAGTCCTGGCAGATCGGAAGTCCATCGTCGTTCGACACCATTGCAATCGGCCCAGTCCAAGCACATCGCGTGCATTTATAGTCCTGATCGCTGTTCGCAGCGGAACCAGCCGACAGCTTCGCTTCGAGTTCTTTTATGTGCCCCATCAGATTGGCGATCACTCGTTCGGCGTTCGGGGCATCGGCATCATTAACAGGAGCTGTGCTTCCGCTGCCCTTGCACTCAAAGCAGGGCAGCAGCTGCAAGCCGAGCGTGCCGTATCCGTCGCACTCGGCGCACTTCACGCCGTCCTGGGCGACGATCGGAGAGCTGTCGTTCCGGTTGGTTTGGTTCATGGTCTTACTCCTCATCTTGTTCGTCGTTGTCCCGGCCGTGAAGATCGGCGAGGTCCTTGTCCATGCAGGGAATGCAGATGTAGTACCGGCCCCAGTAATCGCCGTCGACGAGGGCTTTCTCGTACCGCGCGTACTCGCCTGGCTGGACTTTGTGCTTGTCACCGTTCTCGCCCCACAGGCAGTTGTGCGGTTTGCGGACCTTGACCAGCTTGACTGTCCTGCAGGTGATGTCGGCTTCCTCACCGAAGAACGGATCGTGTCCGATGTATGTCTCGACGGGGTAGCGAAGGTCAGCCATTACAGCCCTCGCTGGGTGGGTCGCGCTTAATCTGGATCTCGCGGCTGTCGATACTTCCGGTGATCCCCATGAGGTACACGTCCATGCCCACGCGCCCGCCGTCTTGGAACAGGGTCAGGCTGTTGATGAATTGGTGGAGGCCGCGGTACAGCACCGGCCTGCAGTAGTGCGCCGACTTCAGGAGGAGCAACTGGTGTTTGTAGTTTTCTGGATCGAGCGGCTCGTCCTGAGTGTTGGAGGCAGAGGCAGTCATGCTGCTTCCTTGTTCATGTCCGCAGCGGCAGTGCGCACGCACTTCGCGCACACGCCGTACTGGTTCAGCTGTTTCGCGGTGATGACTGCACCGCACGCGTAGCGTTTCCTGCGTAGCGTGACCGGCGCCGAGCTGGCGGCCGTGGTCGCGCGGTAGAATTCGGCGTTAGCTGGATTGGCAAACCCCATTTTCATTTCTTGGCTTTCGATTGATTGATGATCGGCTGGTAGCAGCGCTTGTACAGCCGGCGGTAGTCTTCCCGTGCGATCTTCTGCAGCAGCACCTGGTGCAGCGCACGGTCCTTCGGGGTGTCGCCTCGCGGCTTGTTGCACGTGAAGCCGCGGTCGACGGGATCGACGGCGTGCAGCCATTCCAGGTAGCGGCATGTGTAGCAGTTACGTTTTTCCGGCATGGCCGTCTCGATCTGGTACTGCTGGCATGTGTGCCCAGTGGCGAACATCCTCTGGTGCGATCGGAAAGCCGGAGCAATCCCGCCAGTTATCGCCGTCGAAATGCCCCTGGAAGGGTTCGCCGGCTACATCCATCAGGACGGTAATGTCCGAGTCCGGCAGCTTACTTTGAGTCGGGAACCACTCGATGGTGATCAGGATTGGGATTGGAGTAACGTCCACTTTTAATCCTTGTCGTTGGCCTGCAGCTTCTTCACATCGACCAGGTTCCGGCGCCGCATCAGCCGGCGGGCCACAGCCTCTAGAACGATCTTGAGGCTGGGGTTCATGAGCATTTCGTCGAGCGGCTGCGGCGTATCGAGCCAGCGATGTGCGGCCTCGAGCTCGGCCCTGCCGATTGCAACGCGGTCCATGTCAGTTCACCAGCAGCTGGTAGGCCTGGCGGATGGCGTGCTTGCGTGGGTAGCCGGCCGACCGGTAGTAGCGGTAGATAGCGATGAAGCGCATGTCAGGCTCCGTCTGCAGGAGAGTGCATAGAATTGGCGCCGCCCAGGACCTTGCCGAGTGCAGCCGCCATGGCCGCCTCGTCGTGGGCAGCTAGCTCGCCGCACAGTTGGGCCACAAAGGCGCGGGCGCGGAAATTCGTGTCGGTCGCCTTGGGCACCTCTGCGACCGCCCAGTCGGCAGCCGAGATCAGCACAGAACGAATGCTTTTAGCAGTCGCCATGGGTAGCCTCGCTCTCTAGGTGCGCGCGCCAGATTGCGTTGCCTTCGTCGCTCCCGGAGAAGAACGCGTCTGCCTCCGCGGTACCGAGTTTGTACCGGCATTTGAAGCGGAAGCCCATGGTCCGGCAGTTGAGGATTTCGCGCACGCCAAGCTTGTAAGCGTCACTGCGCGGATCGCGTGGCTTGTTGAACGCGGCAATCATCAGTTTCTCTACAAGTCGGAAGGCCTCGGCGGTCGACATCAGTTTCTCAGCGGTTGCCATCACCACCTCCGGATCTGGTTGCGACGGCCGACCAGACGGACCGCGCGCTCGCGCATGTTGCGTTCCATGCCGACCAGGTCGCCGCGAAGGCGCATGTAGTGTTCCGCTTGGGCTTCTGCCTCGGCCAGCTGGAGGTCCGCCAGCCACAGCGCGGCCGGCTTGGCGAGCTTGCGGACTACAAGACTTGTGATGCGGCTGACCGTATTCTTCTTTGCGGTGTTGATAGTGGAGGTAGAGGTGCGGATCATCGTGTGGCTCCTAAGGAATGTCACGATGGAATATTATGGGGAAACCGATAAATCAGTCAACCGGAATTCCCATATTTCTGAGTCAGTCACAAAAAAACCGCATGGCTGCGGTTTAATTTGCGGGTAAGTCACCGTACCAAGTTAGAACGGAGGTTCGCTCTGGTACGTGTAGGAAGGTTTTTTGAGATCGATTTCGAAGAGCTTTAGCGCATGCTCTCGCCGGATCCGTTTGGCGAACTCATGAGTTTGGTAAGGTGCATATCCTCGCCCGTCGTTGGAATACAACATCAGCGGATAGGTAGTAAGGTGACGTAAGGACTGCCATATTTTGGCGAGCAGTGCGTCATCGCCGGCATCGATATGCAATGCATCCACAAACGCAACCGAGATACGCGCGCCCATTAGTTCGAACAGGCCTACCTCGACCTTCATAGACGACCCGTGAGTTCTCGACCAGGTTGATACACAACCCGTCCAACAATTTCACATTGTCCGCTGCGCACGTTCACCGGACCGTGGTCCGGGTGGAACGACCGCAGGAACCAGTCTTTTCCGTTCTTCCACAGTTGCTTGATGCAGGCCTCTCCATTGAAGTTCACGGCGAACAGTTCACGGTCGACCGGCTTCTTGTCGGCGGTATTGATCACGACCACATCGTCCTCGAAGAACATGGGCTCCATGCTGCAGCCCCGCACAGGAATCGCCAGCAGCTGGTGCGGTACGTAATTGTTCCGTTCGATGACACGGCGCGGCATGTTCAGTACGCCGCCGTCCTCCATCTGAGGCTCGGTTTCATACCCGGCGATGCCAGCGCGGAGTTTCAACTTCACACGACGAATGGGAATCGTATCGGGCTCTTCGCCGGCTCTGACCTGCATCGAACCGATTACAAATGGGTTCTCGTCCTCTTCCGTATCTTCAATCGGTGGCGGCGCCTGAACGGCAGATGGCTGCATTGAACCTTTACCCGTCTCAAGCCATAGCGCACTCACGCCCAGTGCCGCAGCCAGCGAGGCGAGGTACGTCGTGCCTTGGGACTTTCCGACCTCAAGGTCCGAGATTGTGCTTTGTTTCAGGGTTGAGCGAGCAGCAAGCTCCATCTGCGTGAGCTTGGCTGCTTTGCGTGCCTGCTTTAATCGGTTTCCTATCGACATACCGATATTATTCCCCACGGCACGACCGGAATACCGGTTGACTTCTGATACCGGAGTTCCCATAATATGGCTCATGGACATTCCCTTCACAATTTCAGGCCTTAGAAAGGCTGCTGGGCTTACCCAGGCGCAGATTGGTGCGGAGCTTGGGCTTAAGCAAACTTCAATCAGCGACATGGAGGCAGGAAAGGCAGGTACCAAACGACCTTCTTACGCTGTCGTAAGTGGACTTCAGCGGCTTGCCGCGCTTCATGGAGTGCCGACGGAGCCTAAGTCTCCGGGCGCTCCGAGTTCTACGCAGCTGTTTGCAATTGGGGAATGCGCACCGCCCAGATGAAAGTGCTTTGATCAAAGCTGGCGGAATCCGACCCAAAAATAAAGTATTCCTGTTTTCTCCATAGCAAAGCTTCGCCAATACCAATAGGTCGCTCCCTGGAAGGTGAGAGCGCATTCGCTCGGTCTGAAAGTTGCGCATAGGAAATTTACTTTCTGAATGATTTCTGAAGTGCATCGTAACAAGGTTGTTTTAAATGCAAAACCCTAGGATTTGAAGGAAAACCATGGACTTCCTCAAGGCATACCAAGAAATGATTAAGGTTCACGGCTGGGCCGGGACCGCTGCCACGCTCGGCATGGCCAAGTCGGCCTTGGAGGCTCGCGTCTATGAGATCAAAGGCTCGGGCATGCGCGTCGATACTGCAATGCTGATCCAGGCGCATGCCGGCACAACGCACTTCGCTCAAGCAGTCGCGCATGCCACTGGCGGCGTCTACATCGATCTGCCTAAGCCGGATTGCATCCACGGCGAAGATCTCGACGCTAAATTCCGCAAACTCGTTCGCAAGCTTGGCAAGCTGACTGTGACCTTCGATGAGGCTATCGAGGACAACGTGATCACAAAGTGCGAACGCGCCGAGTTGGAAGGCATCGCCTAGCAGATGCATAAGACCTTGCAGGAACTGATGGGCTTGATGTTCCACGTGTACTGCGCGCCAGAGACTGGCGAGAAACAGCCCGAATCCAATGACCGGTGACCTGAATAGCAAGGGGCAGGGCGGTGACGCCTCTGCGCAGCCGGCTCGCCTCTTGCCTGATCCATCGCCAGTGCACCGCACGGCGGCAGAGAAAATGCTCATTCTGGCGCACATGACCGTCGCCATGATCGAGCTGGACGTTGAAGAAAGGCGCATCCATGGCAACGCGTGAACAGGTCATTGACCAGATGCGTGCGGCCGGCCTCCCAGCCCTCCCTGACGGGCACCCCATCCTCGATGGGAAGAAGAAACGCTTTGGCCCAGGCAAAAAGGCTTGGTACATCCTGCGCGAACTCGACCTGCGTAGCGGCAGGCGCGTCATCACCGGTGGCTTCGGCATCTGGCAGGGGGACGACAACAACGCGGTGCCGGTCACGATCGATTGGGAGGGCGTGTCACCCGAAGAGCGCGCCGAGGCAGAGCGCAAGCAGGCCGAATACCAACGTGCCGAGGCAGAGCAGAAGCAGCGTGACGCCGAGCTCGCCGCGAATCGCGCCAAGATGGACTGGAGCAATGCAGCCGAAGGCCAGCACGGCTACCTGGAGCGCAAACGTGTCGGCAGCGAAGGCACGCGAGTCGACGCCAAAGGGCAGCTGTTGATCCCGGCTCGCAAGTACAGCCATGACGGCGCTGTGATGGCGGCCCTGCAGAAGATTCAGGACGACGGGTCCAAGCGCTTCAGCTCGGGCGCGGACATGATCGGCGCCTGCTGCCTGCTCGGCCCGGTCGACGCCAGCACGCCACTGATCGAAATCGGTGAGGGCTATGCCACGTGCGAAACCGTGCGCATGGCGACCGACTTCGACACGCCGGTCATGGTCGCCTTCAATGCCGGCAACCTCATGCCGGTCGCGCAGCAGCTGCGCCGTGACTTCCCCGATGCGCACCTGCTGTTCTTGGCCGACGACGACAGTCGCCTGGTCGCGCGCCTGCGCGAAGCGCTCCTGAAGGATCACGAAGTCGAGTGGACTCCCGTCATCGACGGCAAGGATTATCAGCTCGAGGCGAAGACCGGCGATGTCGTGCGCGTGTGCGCGATCTGGCGGCAGGACACCACCGGCACCGACTATATCGAGGCAGACATCCGCGCCGGCCGTAGCGTCAAAACTCGCAAGTTCGAGAACGCTGGCATCGCGCGTGCCCGGGCCGCCGCCAAGGTCGTCGGCAATTCCTCGGTCGTTGCGCCGGTATTCGCCGATCGCGCAGCCGACAGCAAGGACTCCGACTTTAACGACCTGTACTTGGTCGAATCGCTGGACGTCGTGCGCGACCAGGTGCAGGCCGCACGCTCCCGCGCCCTCGCGCAAGAGGCGGCGCCGGCAGTCGACGACAGCGACATCCCGCCGCACTTCGACGACGTGCCGCCTCCGGCCGAGGCAAGTTCCCCGTCCCCCTCCGAAGGCGAAGCAGTGCCGGTTACCCGGGGTGCATTTACGCTCGAATGGGCGCTCGCACACTGCGCCCTGGTGCAGGGCACGACGGACGTCTGGGATGCACTGAACAAGCTGCGCATGAAGCGCGGCGGCTTCCAAGACACCGTCGGCAAGGAAGTGGCCAAGGCCTGGCTCGAGCATTCGGAACGCCGCTCGATCGACCCGCGCACGCTCCCGGCGACGCGTCGCGGCATCGCAGTCGACGATGAGGGTGGGGTCGACAACATCGTCACGATGCTGGACCGCTACACGCTGCTGTACGGTACCAAGACGGTCTGGGATGCGGAGAAGCGCACGGTCATCGCATATGACGCGATGGCCCTGGCCCGCGGTAGTGACCTCGCCACGCGCTGGCTGGAGCATCGCATGCGCCGCGAGGTCGACCTGGACAAGTTGGTATTCGACCCAACCCAGAAGGTCGAGCTGGCGACGCACATCAACATGTTCGGTGGCTTCCCCTTGAAACCACGGAAGGACGAGGCCAAGGCCGGCCTGGCGGTCGCCCTGCTGCAAAGTCTCTGCAGCGGCGAGGGCAACACCGAAGCCATTCTGCATTGGGTACTGTGCTGGCTGGCCTACCCTCTGCAGCACCCGGGCGCCAAGATGCAAACGGCGCTGCTGTTCTTCGGCGAGAAGCAGGGCACCGGCAAGAGCTTGTTCTTCGAGGGGATCGTCAAGCCGATCTACGGCGAGTACGGCGTCACCGGCGGCCAACACCAGCTGGACGCGCAGTACACCGCATGGCGAAGCCAGAAGCTGTTCGTCCTGTTCGAGGAGATCCTGTCCCGCCAGGACAAGTACAGCCATTTCGGCCTGGTCAAGCACATGATCACTGGCCGGGATCAGATGGTGACGCAGAAGTTCAAAGATGACCGCACCGAGGCCAACCACATGAACGGCGTGATGCTCTCGAACGAGTTCCAGGCCGTCCCCATTGAACCGGACGACCGGCGCTTCCTGGTGAACGAAGCGAAAACGCCGCTTGACGAAGGGTTGCGCCTGGCAATCAAGCGCGAGATCGATGCCGGCCCGGCCCTCAGCGAGGCCTTCTACGCCTTCCTGCTCGAATATCCGCTCGGCGACTTCGATCCGCACACGAAGCCGCTCATGACGCCATCAAAGGAACGCATGATCACCTTCGGCCGGCCGGACTGGGAGGTGTTCTACCTCGCCTGGAAGGCCGGCGACCTGGCTGCGCCGTACTGCTCGTGCCTCTCCTCCGACCTCTACACGGTGTACGCCCGGTACTGCAACAAGTTCGGCTTCCGCCAGATGACGATCACCAAGTTTGCCGAGCTGATCGCGCAGCGGATCAAGAAGGACCGCCAGTGGATTGCTCTGGGCGCTTCGATGACCAAGAAGCTGCTGACGGTCTTCCACGTGCCGTGGACTCCTCCGCCTCCTCCAGGTGGGGATAACGTCGACCACACGAAGATCCAGCCAGAGAAGGAACCCACGCTGAGTGACCAGTGCAAGCGCTTCCGTGACCTGGCCGACATCAAGGAATAGACCATGTTCGTCCATCGCTTAACAGGGTTTAACACCGTTGCACCGAAGGTCGATAGCCGGAAAGCCAGCATCCATGCGGGTTCTACAGGGTTAACAGGGTTAGCAGGGGTCGCGGGCGCGCACATGATCGATTCACCAAATTCGACTCTCCAAATGCAACACCTTAATAAATCTTCCGTGCGCATGAATAAAACAACGTTAACCCTGTTAACCCTGTTCAAAGACAGCATCCATGCGGGTTTCAGCGTAACAGGGTTTGGTGTCCACGGTGTTATGGCGTGTAAAGGGGCCTGATCATGCGCATCAACATCCAGGACAACTTCCCTTCGGTGGCCAACAGCCTCAGGCTGCTCGGCCGCCAGGCACCATTCGTCGCCGCAGTCTCGCTGACGCGCTCGGTCAAGGACGCTCAGGTCGCCATCGAGGAAGAGATGCCACGGGCATTCGACCGTCCGACCAGGTACGCCGTGAAGGGTACGTTCCTGAAGCCAGCGAAGAAGAACGACCTCGAAGCGCGCGTATGGGTTAAGGACCAGCCGTTTGGCAAGGGCACGCCGGCTGACCGCTTTCTCCTTCCCCAGATCTATGGTGGCGAGCGTGGGCTGAAGGGCATGGAGCGTCTGCTGCAGCGGTCCGGCCTGATGCCCGTCGGCTGGTTCGCCGTGCCTGCGGCCGGCGCCCAGCTCGACGCCAACGGTAACGTCAAGCGCAGCCAGATCGTCCAGATCCTGTCGCAGCTGAAGCTGCAGCGTGGTGCGGGCTACGAGTCACGGGCCACCGGCAGCACCAGGTCGAACCGCACGATCGCACGCCAAGGCGTGACCTACTTCGCACTGGCGAAGAAGTATCGAGGCCTGGAGCCGGGCATCTACCTCAAGCGCAGGTTCGCGGTCGGAACGGCCGTGCGACCGGTGTTCACCTTCGAGCCGACGGTGCACTACCGACCGCGTCTGCGCTTCCACGAGGTAGGCGAGCGGACGATCGACCAGCGCTTCCCAGTGCACTTCGATGCTGAGTGGACGAAGGCCGTGATCAGCGCACGGTTGAGGAGGTAGGGCAGAGAACGGCAGAAATTCTGAAATGCAATAGTTTCAAATAAGCAACCTGTCTCTTTTTAGATACAAAAAGCATGCGTTAAAAAAATGCAACATCAGTACCCCCGGGGTCTAGGTTCTCCCTGGAGGAGAGCGAGCAAGGGTAATTCAGGCCCCGTCATCGCACTAGCGAAACCCAAAACAATTTCCTGACAGATATCCTGACAAGTACGAAAAGCACATGCCTAACCTGACAACCATTGCCGAGTGGGCCAAGACCGTAGGCATTTCCCGCCAGTCCGCATACGCTGCGGTCGAGCGCTGTGGGATCCCGGTGTTGAACGGGGAGGTCGACCCCGAATACGCGACGCACCTGTACCGCAAGAATACCCGCCAGCGCGCGAACGGCAACCGCCCTGACTCCCTGGCTTCAGGGGTGCAGCCTGCGAGCGTGGCGGGTTCGGGAGGGGCAGGAGGTGCGGAACCAAAGACCAAGGTCCCTGGATACGATAGCAGCCGTGCGCGGCGGGAGGCTGCGGAGGCAGAGCTTGCCGAGCTGAAGCTGGCGGAGCAGGCCGGCAGGTTCCTGCTCAGGGACGACGTGGATTCATGCGTGTTCGAAGTGGCGCGAGCGCTGCGCGACGGGTTGATGAACTGCGCCCGCCGCATCGCTGCTGACGTTGCCCCGCTGACCACCGCCGACGAGTGTGAGGCCGTGATCGACCGCGAGCACCGGATTCTGCTCGAGAGCATGGCGCATACCTTTGGCGAGAAGCTGTCCGTCCAGATCGAGGAACTGGCGCAATGACCGGCCTGCCTCCTGCTGTGAATGTCGTGCGGTCGGCGTGGGCGCGCGGCCTGATGCCGGATCCGAACATGACGGTCGATGCGTGGGCAGATCGTTACATGATCATCCCGAAAGAGTCGGGCGCCAATGAGGCCGGCAAGTACCGCACCAGCCGTACGCCGCATGCGCGCGCGGTGATGGAGGCGCTGTCCGATTCCCACTGGTGCAAGGTGGTCGCGCTGATGGGGGCATCCCAGATGCTGAAGACCCAGGTCGGCCTGAACTGGTTTTGCTCGACGGTCCACCAGTCGCCGGCCAACTTCCTATGGATCCTTCCGACCGGCAAGCTGGCCAAGCGTACCAGCGCGCGCGTCAGCAAGACCATCGCTGCGGTGCCGGAAGTGCGCGAGCGGGTTGCGGCTCCAAGAGCCCGGGATTCGGTGAACACGCTCGACACCAAGGAATACATCGGCGGATCGCTGCACATCGTCACTGCCGGCGCGGCGGCCAACCTGTCCGAGATTCCGGCTCGCCGCGTGCTGTTCGACGAGGTGGACCGCGCCGAGAACAACGTCAACGGCGAGGGCGACCCGGTAGCGCTGGCCAAGGCCCGTCAGACGACCTTCGAGCGCAACCGCAAGAGTTACTTCCCCAGCTCGCCGACCGTCACCGGACAGTCGATCATCGAGCACCTGTTCAAGCAGGGCACGCAGCAGGAAGCGCTTGCCGAGTGCGTCCATTGCGGGCATGCGCAGCCGCTGATCTTCGAGCGGCTGCAGCAGGACGATGCCGGCCAAGCTATCTACCCTTGTATCGATTGCGGCGCGGTCATGTACGAGACCGACAAGAATCGCATGTTCGCGCGCGGCCTGTGGTCTGAAGGTGTGCGTGGTGATGGCGAGACCGTCAGCTTCACGATCAACGCCATGTTCGCACCGTATGGCTGGCTGCCCTGGATCGCGTTGCTGCGCGAATACCGTGCCGCCCGGGCAAAGTTGGAGGAAGGCGACGAAGAGCTCATGATCACGTTCTACAACACGCGCCTGGCGCGGTGCTGGGAGCGGAAGAAAGAGCAGACCAAGGCGAGCGAGCTGCAGGAGCGCGCCGACACCTACAAGCTTGGCACAGTGCCGAAGGGCGGCCTGATGCTGGTGTGCACCGTCGATACGCAACCTGACCGCCTCGAGGCGAAGGTCCTTGCATGGGGCGAGGGCATGGAAGGGTTCGTCGTCGACTACCAGGTGTTGTCCGGCTCGCCGTCCGAGCAGGCGGTGTGGGACCGGCTCGACAACGACGTGCTGCTGGCGAAGTATCGGCATGCCGGCGGACGTGATCTGCCGATCTCGGCCGCGTTCATCGACTCCGGCGGTGCCAACACGCACGACGTCTACAACTTCACGCGTACCCGCCAGCATCGCCATGTCTACGCGATCAAGGGCGCATCAATCCTGAACAAGCCGATCCTCAGTGCGAAGCCGTCGCTGGTCGACGTCAACTGGCAGGGCAAGACCATGCCGCACGGCGCGAAGCTCTGGCTGATCGGTACCGACACGGCCAAGGATTACCTGGCGGCGCGTTACCACCTGGTCGCCGGCCCGGGTGCGATTCACTTCCCTGCAGGTCTGCCGGTCGAGTACTACGAGCAGCTGACTGCCGAATATTGCGTCACCGCGTACAAGCGCGGGCGCAAGGTGCGCATATGGGAAAAGAAAAAAAGCGACCGCAACGAGGCGGGCGACCTCATGGTGTACGCCGTGGCTTGTGCACATTACCTGGGCCTGCACAAGAAAACCGCAGCCCAGTGGAAGCAGCTACGAGAGTTCGTCGACCCAGACACCAAGGACCTGTTCCAAGATCCGCCGCCGGCCGTTGCCGGCACCGATAACGATAACGCCACCACGGCACCAGTCCAAACCTCACCACGTACTGAATCATGGCCGAACTCGAAACCTCAGCCCCGATCCAACCCTCCACGCCGTCCAGCCGGAAGGCAGTGGTGAGGATCGAAGTCATCGACAATCCTGACCTGGTCGACGCGATTTTCAAGCGCCTGGCCGAGGTTATGCCCGAGCTGGCCCCGCGCTTGGACCAGGTAGAGGCTGCGGTGCGCGTCGAATTCCAGGGCATAGAAACCTACATCGCGCGGCGATCACCGGCGCGCCGACGTCAGCGCACCGAACAGGTGCTGCAGCTCTTCAACGGCCGCAACGTAGCAGACGTCGCGCGCGCGCTCGGGATCGGCCGCACCACCGTATACCGCATCCTCAGGCAGGCAGGGGTGAAGGAATAACCGTCCCATTTTTCCGAGAAATGGCACTGTCATGTCGCTACCCTTGCCGGCATGGCCCTCTCTCAAACCGATCTGGACGCGCTTGACCTGGCGATCGCCCGCGGCACATTGTCCGTGACGTTCGACGGCCGCACGCACACCTACCAGAACACCACACAACTGCTTCTTGCCCGCGATCACGTAGCGCGCGTCGTCAACTCGGGATCGCAGAACCGCGGCCCGACTGCCTTCCGCTTTCGGTTCACCACGTCGAGGGGCGACTAATGCCCAATATGCTGGACCGCATCATCGGCTGGGTGAGCCCGCAGCGTGGGATTGATCGGCACATCGCGCGTGGACGCTTACATCGCGCATACGAGGCCGCCAGCCCGCGCGACCCGTGGCGCCCCCGGCGCGCCGGCGCAAGCGCGAATGCCGATCATCGGGCGGATGCCAGGATGCTGCGCATCAAGGCCCGTGCACTCGTGCAGAACGTCCCATATTGCACGGCAGCCCTGGCCGGTCTTGTTTCGAAGACCATCGGTACCGGCATCATCCCGCGCGCCACCGGCGCCGAAAAAGACCAGCTGAATAAGCTCTTCGCCGCGTGGGCAAAGGTCTGCGATGCTGACGGCCGCTACGATTACTACGGTATGCAGAAGGCCGCTTACGCTGCGATGGAGCAGGACGGCGAGGCACTGATCCGCCTGCGTCCGCGCCGGCCTAGCGATGGCCTGCCCGTGCCGCTGCAGCTGCAGCTGCTGGAGATCGACTGGCTTGACAGCGATCGCATGGGTACGAACGGCGGCAACCAGATCATCAACGGCATCGAATACGATGCGCTCGGTGCCGTGGCTGCCTACTACCTGTGGGACCAGCATCCAGGCGACACCGCATCGATCCGTGGGCGGAAGGCGCAAAGCTCGCGCGTTCCTGCGCAGAACATCATCCATCTGTACAACCCTGATCGGCCAGGCCAGGGACGCGGCTTCAGCCGCTTTGGTCCAGTGATCACGCGCGTGCGCGACCTCCAGTTGTACGAGGATGCCGAGCTGGGACGCAAGAACCTGGAGACCAGGTTGAGCGTGCTCGCCAGCGGCGATGTCAGCCAGATGGAAAATCCCGCATCGCTCGGCGAAGGCGCCGGACAGCAGCAGGGTGATCTGGGTGAGCTGGCCAGCGGCAGCATCGTCGGCGTGCCGGCCGGGATGAGCTTTACGGTCGTCGAGCCGAAGGCCGCGCCTGGCTACGTCGAGTATGTGAAATTCGCGCTGCACCTGATCGCCACAGGCCTGGGCGTGCCATACGAAATGCTGACCGGTGACATGAAGGAAGTAAATTTCAGCAGCGCGCGTGTGCGCCTGCTCGACTTCCGCGACGCCGTAAAGCAGATGCAATGGCTGACGCTCATCCCCAAGATGCTGACCCCGATTCATGAGGCTTTCGTCGACGCCGCCTACCTGGCCGGCAAGATCCGCCAGCGGGACATGGCGGTCGACTTCAGCCCGCCGAAGTGGGACTACGTCAATCCGGAACAGGACGTGAAAGCCGACCAGGCCGAGATCGGCGCGGGCCTTTCCACAATCAGCGAAAAGCTCCGTCAGCGCGGCTACGACCCGGACGTGGTGTTCGCGGAATGGAAGTCGGACTTCGACAAGTTGAGTGAACTGGGCATTCTGGAAACCATGCTTTTCATGCAACGCGGCAACCTGCCGACCCAGCCGCCAGGCAGCGACAAGCCTGGATCAGCCAAAACCTGACCTCGGAGGCCGACATGATCTACCTGGACATGAAGCCGCAGACATCGGTCATCCGCGCCTACGACCAGCCGGGCGGCTACGAGGCGCGCGCCCCGTACCTGGCCGCTGTCACGGTGACGCACCTGAACGATACCACCGGCTACCTGCAGGCGGCGGCCGGCACGGTCGACCGCGAGACGTGGGAGGCGACTCTCGACCTGCTGCACTCCAAGGGTTTCGCCAAGCTGATCATGGAGCGGCACGGGGAAATGAAAACCATCGATCTGGCGGGGCGAGCAGCTGGCCAATCGAAAACTGATACTACGAGGACTACATGAGTGCAGAGAGCGACAATTTCGAAAACAAACACATCGACTGGCTGTTCCGCGGCCAGGCGCTGGGCCTGAACGGCGCGAGCGCTGGCGCCGGCAGCGGCCCGACCAACCTGTACATCAGCTTGAAGCTGGCCGCCGACTCGGACAGCGCGCAGGGCGCGGAAGTCTCGGGCGCCGGCTACGCGCGCGTGCAGGTCGCATCGTCCCTGGCCAACTGGGCCGGTACGCAGGGCGCCGGCACCACCACCGCATCGAGCGGCACCAGCGGCGCCACGTCGAACAACAACGTGCTGCAGTTCCCGGGCGGATCCGCGCTGAGCGCCGCGTGGGGCCAGGTCGTCGGCTTTGGCATCCATGATTCGCTGACCGGTGGCGTCGAGCTATTCTACGCCCCGCTCGGCACGCCGAAGACGATCAACCAGGGCGACCCGGCGCCGTCGTTCGCCGCTGGCGCGCTGACCGTCCAGATCGACAACTGATCATGAGCCCGAACGAGCAAACCGCCCTGGAGGACGTAGCCGGGCGTGCGCTGCTGGTCGATGAGATGGCCGTGCTCGGCCCGCTGGTAGAGGTGCGCAACGACGTCGCGATCGCCACGCTGCTGTCGGTCGGGCGCACGCGCCTGGTGTCGCGCACGATCACTGCGCGCGGCGTGCGCGGGGCGCTGTCCATTCCGGATGCAATGCGCTTCCTGAACCTGTTGCGCGACACCGCCGAGTCGGCCGGCGTGCCGGACTGGCTCATCAACGTCCTGGCGACGACAACCGAAGTCGCCGTCGCCGACTACCCAGCCTACCGCGACACGTTCGCATGTGCCCACGACTGGCTGCAGCAGGCGGCCGGCCTGGACCTGGGCGACCCGACGACACGCGCGGGCCTGGACCTGATCGCCGCGAGCGATCAGGAAAAGTTCGGCGCCACCGTGGCCACCCTCAAGGCGCTGGCCGAGCATCCCGACCCGATCCCGTTTGATCGGGTGTCGGCCGCCCTGAATAAAGCGCAAGGATTGATGACGTTATGAGCGGCGAAACTATCGAGGTTTGGGGCACGCAGAAGTCCCTTGAGACGAACGGCTCGGCGATCCCGAATGGGTCGTTGCTGGCTGCTTCGGCCGGCACCTACGACAAGATGTCCACCGACGGGAACGGCTTTCCGGACGCGCAGTTCGTCCTGAGCTGCCAATTCGGCACGGCCCCCGCGGAGGGATCGGTGATTTCGCTCGTGGCGCAGCCGCTGGCCCTGGACGGGGCAAGTGCCAATGCTCAAACACCGGAGCCGTCGCGCCTGACCCGGTTCATCGGAAATTTCATCGTCAACGACGTCACCAGCATGCAGCACATGGAATTGATGGCGACCGACCTGCCGCCGAAAGCGCTGTACTACCTGTACAACGCGAACACGGGCCAGAGCATCAGCGCCGGATGGGTATTGCGCATCAAGCCGCGCACCTATAAAGCGGCGCCGTAAAGATGGGCACCCAGTACGTCAGGCGCCCCCTCGCGTTACCGACCGGGGAGAAGTGCCGACTGACCGCGCTGGGTAAAGGCATCGTTGCCCTGCTTGTCGCTGGCAACCGCACGAACCTGGCAACGGGAAGGCCCCTGAGCGTCATCGCCGACGCGGGCTGGCAATATTCGACGCCCAGTCCGCAAGGCATGGCGTTTCCGTTCAGGAGGAACGCCAGCGTCAGCACCGAGGCCCTGCCAGCGATCGGCGCCGCATCGTTCGTCACATTCTGGGCGGGCTATCCGGGGCCGGCGGGTGTGCGAGGGCAAACTCCGAATCAGCTCACCATGCTGGTAGGTTCGAACGATGCCAGCAATGCCATTTTTTCCAGTAAGGCCACGACTGATCGAGGATCGTCGAGTTCGCGCATTGATACATGGGGCGCCGTGGCCGGCTGGCCGGACGATATTCCGGTAACAGATGATGTGCTGACGCCGTGGAAGTTCACCGCGCTGTGCACCGTGTGGCGCAAGAGCACGATTGACTTTTATCGCGATGGCAAGCGGGTGTACAGCTATCCGCGCAATGCCGCAACTTCGATCGGGTCAAATTCGCTGGTCATCGGCTCGTTCGTCACTGACCCGTATTGGAACTCTAGCAGCGACACCACCATGGCCGGCCGGATAATGGGCGAGTGGACCGACGACCAGGCGTGCGCGTGGACGTCCAACCATCTGCGGCTGTTCGCGGCTGATCGCCTGCCCGTATTCTCGGCCACCGCCAGTGCCGCCCCGATCCAGCTGACCGGCGGCGCCAACCTGGGCGCGGCCGTATACGGCACGCTGTCCACCTTAATTCCGCTTACTGGCGCCGCCAGCGCGCGCACGGCCGCCGCCGGCACGTTGTCCACAGCCATTCCGCTGTCGGGCGTGGCCGCCGCGCGCGCGTCGGTTACTGGCGCTCTGTCTACCTCGGTCACACTGGCCGGTGCCGCCCAGGTGCGCGCCGATGCTGCTGGCGAGCTGTCTACCGCCATTGCGCTGCAGGGCGATGCAGTGACCAGGACCGGTGCAATCGGCGCGCTGTCGAGCGCGATCGCGCTGGCTGGTTCCGCAGCGGTACGTTCGGTGGTCGCTGGCGACTTGGCCGGCGGGCCGGCGACGCTGAGCGGGACGATCACGGTCAGGGCCGGCGCGGCAGGTTCGTTGTCGACCTCGATCACGCTGATCGCCGCAGCCGTGGCGCGTGCGTACGCCACCGGGGCGCTGTCCAGCAGGATCAGCCTGGGCGGCTCGGCTTCTATGGTCACTGCCATGTCCGGCGTACTGACGGCGGGCCGGGCCCCTTCCAGGATCGATATATCAAAAGTTTCGCCGGCGCGCATCGTTCGCTTCGACGGCAGCGGTAGCCGCATCGTGGCGTTCGAAGGCAGCGGCAAAAGAACAAGGATCAATGAGATGAGCGCAAAGGGGCCGACCAAGGTTGGCGACAAATGGATGTGCGACCGCGATCCGGACGAGGAGAGCTATTACTTCGCCGATATCACGGACGAACTGGTGGACCGCTTCACGAGCGTGAAGGACAGTGCTGACGCCATCGAGATCATCGTGCACGGTGTTGAGCAGGTCGGCACGCACGATCTCCAGGTCGCCGAGGTCGGTGGCGTTGAGCGAACCTTCGTGGTCGTGTTCCTGGTCGGTATCGACGCCGATCCGCCGGACGACTGGCACTGGCTGGCACGCGTGCGCTGCGCAAACGGTGAGCGCTTTGATAAAACGACCTGGTTCAAGAGGATGGATACCTGATGATCAATGTTGCAGACCGCCTGAAACCCGTTGATCGCAGTTCGGAACGCGCAACCGGTGATGGCCGCGCGCCAGATTCGGCACAAGCGAAAGCCGATGCCGGCGCGCCCGTGCGGGGCTATCCGGCCAAGAACCTAGTGCTGGAAAACGGCCAGTATCGCGTGGCTGACCACGACAAATAACGCGCTCGAAAACTGTTCCATTTTTCCGAGAATTGGTACTGGGAAATCCGCATCATGCGGGCATGCCTACCCCAAACACCCAGCAGACCGCGCCACGATCCGCTACCGATCCGCGAGACATGCCGCCGCTCAGCCGCGCGGCAACGCTGGTGCCGTCCACCTACAACGAGGCCGATAACACCATCGACGTCGTCTGGACCACTGGCGCAATGGGTCGCCGCTACGACTGGTATAACGACACGCCGTATGACGAGGAACTGCTCGTAACGCCCGAAGCGGTCGACATGTCGCGTTTCGACGCTGGCGTCGTCCAGGTGATCGACAACCACGACATCCAGGGCGGCATCAAGTCGATCATCGGTGTCGCCATTCGCGGCAACATCGCGAACGGCGAGGGCACCGCGACGCTGCGCCTGTCGACCAGGCCAGAGCTGGCCGGGGTCGTCGCAGACATCAGAGCGGGCATCATTCGCTCTATCAGCTTTACCTATCGTGTCAGCAGATACGAAATCACCCGCGCGATCGATCGAACCGACGGCGTCAATGTGCCGCTGTACCGGGCTGTGGCGTGGGAGCCCTACGAAATCAGTTTCGTGACCGTTCCGTTCGATGCTGGCGCGAGCACCCGCAGCGCTCCCCAGAACGGCCACCCCTGCGAATTTATCACCCGGGCGCCCGCCCAATCCCCAACCCAACAGGAACCCACTATGCCGATGCCAGGTACCCAGACGGGCGCACCGAACGATGCGCCTACCGATGCAAGCCGCGCTGCCGCGCCGGCCGTCCAAACTCCGGCTGCCGCGCCAGCGGCCCATCCGGCGTCCGGTGACGATGCCGTCGCACGTGCCGCCCAGGAAGCCGCCAGCCGCGCCGCTGAAATCACCGAGATGTGCTCTCGTCACAATGTCGGCCATCTGGCCGCCGGCCTGATCCGTGGTGGCAATTCGGTCGACCAGGCGCGCGCTGCCGTGCTGGACGAGATGCATCGCAGCGATACCGCCACCGGCGGCCACCGCAACGTGCGCATCCAGACTGTCAGCGACGAGACGGAACGCCGCCGCAACGCGATCGGCGATGCCATCGTGCTGCGCGCGAATCCCAGCGCGTCTTTCCGCAGCGATGCCGAGCGCGTGGGCGCTGCCCGCCAGTACCGCGGCATGAACCTGATGGACATGGCGCGCGAATCGATCGAGTCGGCCGGCGGCAACGCGCGCGGCATGTCGCGTCGCGAGATCGCGGTGATGGCAATGAACTTGGACCGCGATATGCAGGGCCGCTCCGGCATGATGTCGACCAGCGATTTCCCGCAAATCCTCGCCGGGACAGTCAACCGCACGCTGCGCGCCGCTTACGAGATCCAAGCGCGCACCTTCACCGGCTGGGCACGCGAGTCGACGGCGCCGGACTTTCGCGAAGTGGCGCGCACTCAGCTGTCCGAATCGGCTGCATTCAAGCAGATTAACCCGGGCGGCGAATACAAGCAGATCACGTTCGGCGAGTCGGCTGAGAAATACTCGCTGGGTAAGTGGGGCGGCATCGTCGCGTTGACCTGGGAAACGATCGTCAACGATGACCTGGGTGCATTCGACCGCATCCCGCTGGCCCTGGCTGCAGAAGCTGCTGCGATCGAAGGTGACATCGTCTACGGCATCTTGACCGGCGCCGGCCTCATGGCGGATGGGACCGCCCTGTTCGATGCCGCGCACAGCAACGTAGCGGCTGCAGCCGGGGGTATCACTGACCTGACGCTCAGTGACGGGCGCGCCGCAATGCGCAAGCAGGTAGGCCTGAAGGGCCGCGTGCTGAACCTGACCCCGTCCTTCCTGATCGTGGGCCCGGACAACGAGAACGCCGCGAATAAGTACACCTCGGCGTCGTTCGTGGCCGCCAAGGCCAGCGACATCAACCCGAACTTCAACACCAGCCTGGAAGTGGTAGTCGATCCGCGCATTCAGGGCAAAGTCTGGCACCTCGCCGCAACGCCGGCGCTGGTCGACACGATCGAATACGCCTACCTGGAAGGCGAGCAAGGCCTGTTCACCGAGACCCGCCAGGGATTCGAGGTCGACGGTCTGCAGATCAAGGCCCGTCACGTGTTCGGCGCCAAGGCAATTGACTGGCGCGGCATGTACAAGAACGCGGGGGCGTAAGCCTCGGCCTGGATCGATCGCTCATTTACAAAGAAAGAGACCTATGAAGAATTTCATCCAGCCCGGCGCCATCATCACGGTGATCGCACCGTATGCAGTGAGCAGCGGCCAGGGCGTCAAAGTCGGCGCGCTGTTCGGCATCGCGTCCGCCAACGCAGCTCAGGGCGCACAACTCGAAATCAAGCGCGAAGGCGTTTTCGATATCGCCGCCGTGACCGCCGACACTGCCGCCCAGGGGGCAAAAGTGTACTGGGACGACACCGCGCGCAAGATCACCACGACCGCCACCAGCAACATCCTGGTCGGCGCGCTCACGGCCGACAAGAGCGGCAGCGCCGGTACGGCGAGCGTACTGCTCGACGGCGTCGTTCGCTAAGGATCCCGACGTGCTGCTTTTCGCCGACCTCGAGGCTCACGCCAACGCCGCCGTCCTGAACCAGCTCAGCAATGTGCAGGTGATTATCGGTGGCGCCATGGTGACCGGCATTTTCGGCAGGCCGTCTGCCGAAGTGAACTTCGGCTCGGGCGCCGCGGACACCAGTCCGACTGTCACGGTCGCTTCGAGCGCCGTGATGGATGCCCCTGTCGGCAACCTGGTCGTGGTCGCCGGCGTGCCCTACGAGATCACGGCAGACGCGCCCGACGGCACCGGTCTGACCAAACTGTCCCTGACGAGAACGCAATGATGCCCACAGCATTTGCCCAAATCGTCAGCGCGATCATCGACGCGCTCAAGGCGGCGCCGGCGGTTTGCCCTCTGATCGATCGCGCGCGGTCTACTCAGATTCCCGAGCAAGCGGACAAGGCCGTCAGCGTCCAGTGGGATTCCGCGCAGCCCGAGGCAGGCACGATCTCCGGTGCTCCGATGGACTGGCAGACCCGTATCACCGTCGAGGTCTTCGCCAGCAGCGTGAAGGAATCCGGCGACCTGGTTGTCGATCCGCTACTTAGCGCTGTTGCGCAGCGCCTGGGGCAGAACACCACCCTGGACGGCCTGGTCGCCGATCTGCGCATTGCCGGGCTCGAAGCTGAAAACGACTCTAAGGGCAAAAAAACCGGGTGGGTTCGCCTCACCTACATTGCGGACCACCGCACATCCAACGGGATCCTGAACTGATATGACGAACGAGAACAACAGCGCCCAGGTGCGCGAGATTCCGGTACCGCCCGGCGGCGGCTCCTGGACCTTCAATGAAGCCGAATGGAAATGGGTTTCGAACGACCCGGTGCCGGTCAATGAACCGGTCGCCCAGGAACCTGCAGCACAACCCGCCGACGAGGAGTAACCATGCCACGCTATACCAGGAACACGCTGATCACCGCAAAGCTCGAAACTGTGGCGGGCCAGGATGCCTTGCCGACCGGCGCGGCGAATGCAATCCTCGTTTCGGACCAGACTATCACCCCGCTGGACGCCCAGAACATCGACCGTGGGATCGTGCGCGGCTTCTTCGGCGCCAGTGAGCAGCTGATCGGCCCGGCCAGCGTCAAGGTCAGTTTCACCGTCGAGCTGGCTGGTTCCGGTACCGCCGGCACCGCGCCGGCCTACGGCCCGCTGCTGCAGGCATGCGCGATGGCGGAAGGCATTCTGGCCAGCCCGGCGCGCGTCGAGTACACCCCGGTCTCCACCAGCATCAAAACGGCGACGATCTACTACTACGACGACGGCGTGCTGCACAAGCTGCTGGGCGCGATGGGCACCTTCACGATCTCGGCCAAGGTTGGCGAAAAGCCGGTCATGAAGTTCGAATTTACCGGTCTGGATGGCGGCATTGCCGTCGCCAACGACACCGGCACGTTCACGGCGTTCAAGAAGCCGGTGGCGATGACCAAGGCCAACGTGATCGACATCGCCCTCGGCGGCACCTACACCGCTGGCGCGCTCGCCAGCGGCATTCAGTATTCGAGCACGGGCCTGGAAATCAACATTGGCAACGCCGTCAGCTTTACCCCGATGCTGAGCAGCGAGACGGTGGACATTACCGATCGCGAAACGACCGGCTCCACCGAACTGGACCTGACCGCCGCGCAGGAAGTTGCCCTGATGGCCTCGGTCAAGGCCAACACCACCCAGAGCCTGGGCATGACGATCGGCACCGTCGCCGGCAACAAGGTCAGCTTGTTCGGGCCGGCCGTGCAGCAGATGGCGCCGAAGAAGAACGACAAGAACGGCAAGCGCCTGATCGGCTACGACCTGCGCTTCATGCCGGTCAACGGCAACGATGAATTGCGTATCGTCGTCCAGTAACCAATTTCCCATCTAATACGAAAGACCACCATGGCACTCAAACTCGTCGTCCGCAACAAACTCCGCGTCCCGGTCAAGGGCAGCATCACCGATGAAAACGGCAGGCCGGTCCCGTTCAGCTTCTTCCTGCTCTGTACTCGCCTGAAGCAGACCGAAATCGAGCAAGCGATGGAAGACAAAAACGCACCGGTGCGGGAATTCGTCCGGGCCGTCACCAACGGCTGGGAAGACGTGCTCGACGCGGCTGGCCAGCCTATGTCGTTCGATGCAGACAACTTCGACATGGTCATGGATCAGGCCGGCTTGCCGGGCGTCTGCTTCCAGGCCTACATGAAGGAAGTCGGCGCCGTCGCAAAAAACTGAAGGAGGCTGCGCGCCTCTTGGCGCGTGGCCAGCTGGACCTCGATTCGAGCGCCGGCGAATCCGTCAGCGATGAGCTGGCCGACGCGTTCGCAGGCCTGGGTCTTCAGTTCGAACCTGACCTAACGGTCGATCAGGACGAATTCTGGCTCTGGCCGGAAAACGAGGAGGTCTTCTGGTTGTGGGCCGGGTTGCAGACCCAGTGGGTCGTCGGCATGGCCGGCGCGACAGGCATGAGTTACCCCAGCGTCGAATCGGACATGCGGATGCTGGGCATCCCCAATAAGAAGCGTCGGGATTACTACCTCCTCATCAAGAACATGGAACAAGCCGCGCTCGAAGAGTGGGCGTCGAAACGATAGGGTCACTTTAATGGCGTTCTCTCCCAGGGCCGGCGGCGCGGTCATCAGCTTCACTGTCGAGGGTGCGCAGACCGCGCAGCGCCAGATCGAAACGATCAGCGTCTCGATGGAGCAACTCTCGGATCTGGCAACAAGCGCAGGTAAGAAGCTGGCGGGTTGGTACGCGGGGCTGAAAATCGCTGATTATGCAAAAGACTCAGTTCTCCTGGCCGCGCGTTACGAAACGCTGGCGGTCGTCATGCATACCGCAGGCGTAAACGCCGGGTACTCCAACGCCCAGATGAATGCCTACGCCGCAGGCCTCGAAAAAAGTGGCATCTCGATGGTGAAAGCCAGGGAAGCCCTCGTTGCTATGACCACGGCAAACCTGGACAACAACAAGTCGCTTGAGCTGGGGCGCATGGCGCAGGATCTGGCTGTGGTTGCGAACAAGAGCTCTTCCGAGACCTTGACCGACCTGATCATGAATATCCAGCAGGCCGACACTGAGGGCCTAAAGCATATGGGCATCATCCTGAACCAGGACGAAGCCCTTCAGAAATATGCCTCGTCACACGGCACTGTCACCAAGGCGCTCACCCAGACCCAGAAAGCAGAGGCAATCCAGGCGGCAGTGATGCTGCAGGGCGCGAAGTACGCCGGCATCTATGAGAAGGCCATGGGCACTGCCGGTAAAGCGCTTAATTCGCTAGGTCGCTATATAGAAAACATTAGAGTTCGCCTTGGGACCCCGTTTCTGGAAGGCTTCGCTCAGGGTGTTTTTGGCGTCACGGACGGCGTAAAGCAGCTAAACAAATGGCTCGACGAGCTGGAGAAGAACGGCGCCATGGAGTTGCTTGCCAAATCCATTGGGGCTTCGGTTGGCGGCGCAATTGGCCTTATTAAGGACGTTGCTGCCGCCATTGGCGACATGGGTTCGGTCTTGATCAGCGTGGGGCGGACGGCCTGGGAATTCTTCGACAAGTACCTGGGCGGCATGACCACAATCAAGGCCGCTACCATCGCCTTTGCCCTCCTGCTGTCCGGCTTCATGGTCGAGCAGGCCGTCATCGGATTCAACGCACTGTCCGCCGCAGCCTGGGGTGCTGTCCTCAAGGTCAGCGCGGCCTTCCTGGCAATGAGCCGTCCCGTGGTCACGTTCTTCACCGTGCTGAAGGGGGCTGCAGCCGCCTTCGGCTGGGGCACTGCACTGGCAATCGGCGCGCGCACCCTTGTCGCAGGTGTCGGCGCGGCCATAGCAAGCATCCCTGGTGTCGTCGGCGCCGCGGTCGTGGCAGCAGGGCTGGGCGTCGGCTATATCTTCGCCAAGGCCTTCGGCGATCAGCTGGATAAGTTCATGCCCCAGTTCATCAATGATGCCGTCAACAAAGGAATGGCGTGGGTCGTCAGCAAGACCAGCAGCCTGCCCGAGATCAGCGAGGCCGTGCCGCGGGACAAGCCCGAAGACGTCGCCAAGGCCGCCGCCAACAAGGCCGAGAAGGAAAAAAAAGAACAGCTGATGCGCGACATGAACAACGCTGTCGTCGCCGCCGAGGGCCAGATCGCCATCACGGCATCGGCGAACACCAGGCTGAAAGCCTTGAACGAGGCGCGCGACCAGCAGCTGAAACAGTCCCTCGACCAGCGCATCATCACCCAGGCCGACTACCTCCAGAAGAAGGAGAAGATGGACGTGGCCGAGGCCCAGGGCCAGCTCGCCCAGATCGCTGCGCAGAAGGCGCAGCTGTCCACGTACATGGCCGCCTTCAAGGCCGGCGCTCCGCTGGGCCAGGGCCGCGACCCGGCCGCCGACGCGAACGAGATGATCAAGCTGTCCGGCGAGGAAGCTGCGGCCCAGACCAAGCTGAATGCCGTAAAGCAGAGCTACGCCTACGAAATCGCTGGCGCCGTGATCGAGAGCTACACGAAAGAATTCGGCTCGATCGCCAGCATCGTCGACGCGCAAGAGCAGCTGGTGCGCACCACGCGTCAAAACTTCCTGGAAGCGGGGAAGACCGCCGAGCAGCGCGAGACCCTGAGCGCGCTGCGCATGCAGTCGGCGGCCGACGAACTGTCGGCCGAGCTGGAAGCCAAGCAGGCCAACGGCACCGCCACCAAGGAATACATCCAGAACACCTCGGCCATGATCACGGCGCTGAGCCAGATGGGCCAAGCGCGCCTGAAGGCCCTGGGCAGCGACGTGGCCGTCAGCTTCATCAATGACGCCAAGGCGATGCGCGACGACACGGTGGCGCTGTACGCCGATATGGCGAACACCTTCCTGGGCACGGAAGAGGAGCGCGTGCGCGCGGCGGCCGCCGCCTCGATCCGGCTCGCGGCAATCCGCAAGCAGGACGCCGACAGCGCGATCGACAAGACCAACGACACCGACATGCAGAAGATCGCGGCCAAGCAGAAGGTGCTGCAGGCCTACAACGATTACGTCGACTCGGTGAACCAGAATGCTGACGCTAAGGCGTTCCAGGCTTCGGACGGCTTCAGGGCCCTTGCCGATACGCTGGCTGACGCGTTCGATCCGATGCGTGTGGAGCACTTCGGCCAGACCCTGGCCGGCGCCTTCGGTACCGCCGGTGACGCCCTTGGCGGGCTGCTGGACACGTTTGACCAGTTCGATAAACAGCAGCGCGCATCCGATCGAGCCCGCCTAGCTGCGGCGGAAGAATACAAGAATAAACCAGCGGAACTGGCCGCCGCCAACGCGGCCATCAACGCCAAGCAGACCAAGGACACGCTCGGTTACTACGCCAACATGGCCAGTGCTGCGAAGGGTTTCTTCAAGGAAAACACGGCCGGCTACAAGGTGATGGAAGGTGCCGAGAGGGCTTTCCGCGTCATCGAGCTGGCGAATCAGATGGAGTCGCTCTATACCCACCTGTTTGTGACCACATCCAAGGCGGCCGCTACGACAACGGGTCAAGCCGTGGAAACCGGCGCGGTGGTCGCTGGTGAAGCAGCGCGCAATGCCGCCAAGGTGCCCGGTGTGTTCATGGCGTTCATGAGCGCCCTTGGGCCGTGGGGCATGGCCGCCGCCGGCGTCGCCATCGCTGCTGTGTTGGGTAGTGCATTCAGCGGTGGCCGCGGTGGTGGCGTCAATCCTAACTCCGCTGAAGAGCGGCAGAAGGTCCAGGGTACCGGCACGGTGCTGGGCGACCCAAGTGGGAAAACGGAATCGATCGCGCACTCGCTCGAGATCATGCAGAAGAACTCCGACCTGGAGCTCGACTACCAGAACTCGATGCTGGACGCGCTGCAGAACATCGCGACGGCACTGGGTGGCGCAGCGAAAGGCATCTCGCAAACCACCGGCATCACCGGCGGCTCGGCGTTCGGCACGGTCGCAGCATCGAATACCTCGCTCATCGGCGCGTCCCATACCAAGGACATCACCGACAGCGGTGTGCAGTTCTCCGGCACCTTCGGTCAGCTGCGCAGCGGTGGCGGCACCGGCCGCCAGTACGAGGACGTCTACACCACCAGCGACGGCGGACTGTTCCGCAGCGGCTGGTCGCGCACGGACACGAACTACAAGGCCCTGACCGCGGAGGCGATGAAGCCGTTCGCCCTGATCTTCGACAACATGGGCAACCTGCTGGTCGACGCCGGCACCAAGCTGGGCCGCGACAGCACCTCGCTGAACAGCGCGATCAACAGCATCGGCGTGAACTTCGAAGTCAGCCTGCGCGGGCTCTCCGGCCAGGACCTGACCGACGCCCTGAACGCGGGTATCAGCGTCGCCTTCGACAAGGTGACCACCGAGCTGTTCCCGACTATCGCCCAGTTCCAGCAGATGGGCGAGGGCCTGGGCGAAACGCTGGTGCGCGTTGCGTCCGATGTTCAGGGCGTCAACAGCATTTTCGGGTCGATGAACAAGTCGCTGGCCGGCATGTCGATCGAGGCGAAGGAGCAGCTGGTCGAAGCGGCCGGCGGGTTGGACAAATTCGCCTCCTCGGCAAAGTCGTTCATGCAGAACTTCTATTCCGAGGATGAGCAGCGCGCGGCCACGAAGGCCAAGCTGAACCCGGTGCTGGCCCAGTACGGGCTGACAACCGAAGGGGCGGCCGCGCAGAAGATGTTCCGCGACTTCGTCACCGGCCTGAACGTGACCACGGCGGCGGGCGCTCAGACCTATGCAACGCTGATGGACCTGCAGCAGGCGTTCTTCGATGTCACCGACGCTGCGGCCAGCCAGCGCGCGGACCTGCAGGACCAGCTGGACCAGTTGACCATGACGTCGGCTGAATTGCTGGCCAAGCAGCGCGATGCCCTGGACGAGAGTAATCGCGCGCTGTTCGACCAGGTGCAGGCAGCCCAGAAGGCCAAGGATGCGCAGGATGCGGCCAAGTCCAGCCTGGGCGATTTCATCAGCCGGATGAAGTCGTTCTCGGAGACCACGGCCAGCATCAACAGCAGCTTGGTGCTGAGCGACCTGACGACGCTCACGCCCGAGCAGCAGTACGCGGAGGCGCGCCGGCAGTTCGAGCAGACCCGCCAGGCGGCCGCCGGCGGCGACGCCACGGCGCAGGGCAACCTGCAGTCGATCGAGCAGACCTTCCTGCAGCTGTCGAAGAAGATCTACGGCGGCGATGCGCAGTACTCGTCCGACTTGGCCACCGTCATGCGTACGAACGACGAGCTGTCGAAATGGGCTGCCGGCTCCGTCGACGTGGCGCAGGCCAGCCTGGATGCGCTGAACAACTCGTCGGCTAGCCTGACGGACATCAGCGGCACCCTGAAGCTGATTGCCCAAGGCGTGCAGTACCTGCCGGTGGCGCTGGCCGGCCAGGAGGCGCCGACGTTCACCCCGTCCTACGCACCCATCGACTACTCGCGCATGGGCACGCTGGACATGGCGCCGCTGGTCACCGAGGTCAAGGCGCTGCGCGAAGAAGTGAAAGCGCTGCGTGAGGACGCCCAGAAGCAGTCCGACGCCGAGATCAACGCCGGCGCCGCCGCAACCAACCAGGCTGCAGACAAGATCGTCGCCGGCCAGCGCGCGGCGGCGACTAACGCGGCCTGGGCTGCCAAGAACTCTACGAGGGAACCAACTTGATTACTGATGAGCAATTTGCAGCGTGGCTCGAATCGAATACCGCGCTGCGCTGCATGCTGTTCGAGGTGGGCTCGAGCAGCGGCACGCGGTACCTTTCCAGCACGATGTACAACAGCAGCTCGGCGACCACCAGGTACGACGCGGTGGTCGCCGGCGGCCTGCAGGTGGTGGAATCGATCTCGATGGAGGCCGACGCCAGCCTGTCGGTTGGCGACATCGAGATCTACAACAACGATGGCGCGCGCGACAGCTGGCTCGACGACGTCTGGGCGAACCAGCCGGTGCTGGCGTTCCTGGGCGACGTGCGCTGGGATCGCGCGGACTTCCGCCAGGTCTTCAAGGGCGTGGTCATCGACATCGGTTGCAAGTCGCGTGACCGGCTCAACCTGCGCCTGACAAACCAGCTCGAGCGCCTGAACACGCCGGTCACCGACGTCAAGATCGGTGGCAACGCGCCGAATCCTGACGCCGTCGAGCCGGAACTTCTGGGCGAGGGGCACAACTTCACGCCGGTGCAGACCAATCCGAACACGCTGGAGTATGCGTTCGGCGGCACCGAGCGGCTGATCGAAGCGCGCGTCGATGCGCGGCCCCGGGAAATCACGGTCGATCTTGCCGCCCGTCGCTTCAAGTTCACCAGTGCTGTCGAGGGCGGGCAGGTCACCTGCAGCGCGCAGGGCATCAAGTACAACGGCGTCTACATCAACACGATCGGCATGCTCGTGCAGTACCTGGTGACGCAGCGGGGCAAGGCCAGCACGCGGTTCACCGCCGACGAACTCGACACCGCGCAGCTGGCAGCATTCGAAGCGGCTCACCCGCAGCCGGTCGGGCTGCCGCTGCTCGAGCGCGCGAACATCCTGCCGACCATCCAGCAGCTGGCCAGCAGCATCGGCGCCCAGCTGGTGCCCTCGATGGCCGGCAAGCTGCGCCTGATCCAGTTCGCGATCCCGACGTCGGCCTCGATCGAGATCCGGCCGTCACAGCAGATCGACAGGAGCATCACGATCGCGAACCGCACCGAGGTGCAGGCGGCCGTGAAGATCGGCTACAACCGCAACTGGACGGTGCAGAACAACTTGCAGACCTTGCTGTCGGCGAGGGACAAGGAGCTGTACTCGCAGGAATGGCTGTCGGTCACGTCGAGCGACGCAGCGGTGCAGGCGGCCTACCGGCGCGATGCCGAGCCGGTGCAGATCGACACCTGCCTGCTGCGCAAGGTCGACGCCCAGGCCGAGGCCGACCGCCGCCTGGCGATCGTCAAGGTGCCGCGCACCACGTATCGCTTCGAGGCGCCAGCCAACCAGCTGCTGACCGAACTGGGCGCGGCGGTGAAGCTGTTCAGCAATCGTTTCGGCCTGGCCGGCGGCAAACCCGGCCTCGTCACTTCACGCTCCGTCAACTGGGGCACGCTTCGAATCACCATGGAGGTAACCGTCTGATGGCGGAAATTGTCAACGACCGCGATCTGCTGATCATGGCGGCTGTGCCGCGCTTCACGCCGCCGACCGACCGAGGCATGTTCCTGACGCCGCCGGCCGCCATCTTCCGGGCGTCCGGCGACGGCTCGACCTCGACGCCACCGTCGTTCACGTTCAAGGCCACCTTGCTCAACATGGCTGGCCAGGTGAGCTTTGCCGCGTCGAACGGCGCCAAGCTGACCGTGAACGCGGCGAAGAACGAGGCGACACTCGACTATGCCGCATACCTTGCGGCGGGCGCCGAGGCCGTCTTCATCACCGCGGCTATCACCGTCGACGGCGAGCCCTACACCCAGCAGGCGGTCGTGACCAAGGTCGCCGATGGTGCGCAGGGCATCGATGGTGCGCAAACCGGCGTGGCGCGCCTGTATCAGTTCTCGACCACCGTGCCGGCCAAGCCGACCGGCGGCAGTACGTTCACCTGGGCCGGCGCCTGGAATGGCGCCTATACCGGCACCGACGGCTGGGGCGTGACCGCTCCCGCGAATCCGGGGACGCCAGGTCTGCGCCTGTACGTCGCCTCGGTCTCGGTTTCGGCTGCGGCGAAGGCCACGACGACGGCCGTTAGCTACACCGGCGCCACGGTCGAGGCCTGGGCGCAGAACGGTGCGAAGGGGGATACCGGCACGAGCGGCGTGCAGTCCGGCGTCGCCACGGTCTACCAGTGGGCGGCCACGATCCCGGGCGGTCCGACGGGAAATGCCCTGTTCCGCTGGGCCAGCAATGCGTTCGGCGAGGCTCCGGCCGGCTGGGATCTCACGCCAGGCGCCGCGCCGTCGCTCGGCATGACGTTGTGGGCGGCCAGCGTGCACCTGGTGGACGCCGCAGCGAACGGCGACACGGCCTTCAACTGGCAGTCGGCCAGCATCATGGCAATCGGCTACGCCGGCACGAATGGCGAACCCGGCCAGCCCGGGCAGCCCGGGCAGCCCGGTGGGCCCGGCAAGCAGGGCGCGTCGTACGTGACTGCGTACATCGCCTCGAGCGCGATCGCCGCCAACGGCGCGCCGGCGCAGACCGCGGGCAGGGACAGCCTGCCGGCGGCGAACAGCAGCGGCCTGGCCGGCGCCTGGTCGGCGGCCGTGCCGACGCTCGCCGACGGGCAGCGCATGTACCAGACGGACGGCATCTACGACCCGACCACCGACAAGGTCACCTGGTCGATCCCGTACTGGTCGTCGCTCAAGGTGGCTACGTTGTCGGCGATCACGGCGAATCTGGGCAACATCACTGGCGGCTCGCTGAATATCGGGAATGGCAAGTTCACGGTCGACGCTTCGGGCAACGTGACCATGAGCTCGTTCATCCTGTTCGACCCGAACACCGGCAAGGCGATCCTGCAGGCCGGCGGATTGATCAACCCGGACTTCCTGCCGGCGAGCGTGAAGAACAGCGAGATCCAGGTGGGCGGGCGCAACCTCGTTCCGGACTCGGGATTCGAGCGCGGCCTGTACCCGTTCAGCGAGCGCAGCGGGGGATTCAACTGGCTCACCACCACCAACGCTGTCAATGCTGGTGCGCCGTACGTCGGCACGCGATTGCTGTACATGGACGGCGGGCAAACCGGTAATGGCACCATGTTCGATTATTGGGCCTATACGGGCGGCCCGAAAACCAAGGTCGAGCCGGGCAAGCAGTACATGATCAGCTTCTACTACAAGGGAGGGGCGGATGGACAGTTCGGACATACGAGCAGCTATATTCGACGGTCCGATGGTGAGCATGAGCCACTGCTATTACCTGCGTTCGGAAACGGCACAACGTGGACGCGCCAGGTCCACCATTGGACGTGCCCCGCTGGCGTAACCGAAATCGAGTTCCGCTTTGGCGTGGTCACCATGGGCTACTGGTGGCTGGGAGTGGATTGCCTCCAGGTGGAAGAGGGCAATAAGGAAACCGATTGGAATCTCGCGCAGGAAGACGTGACTGCCGATGCCCAGGCTAGAGCCGATGCGGCAGCCAACTGGTCAGTGGAAGCCGGCCACATCTACGCCGCTGCTCAAGCCGAGCTGGCCCGCACCACCGCCCAAGCGTACGCCGATGGGAAGGTGACGGCCGAGGAGCAGCGCGCCATCGACGATGCTACGGCAAAAGCGAATGCCGCCAGGATTGCTGCCATAGAAGCCGCAGCTGCGGACGCCCAGGCCAAGGCAGATGCTGCAGCAAACTGGGCCGTGGAAGCTGGACATATATATGCTGCCGCGCAGGCAGAGCTAGCGCGCGTCAACGCCCAGGCGCACGCCGACGGCATCGTGACCGACGCCGAGCAGCGCCTGATTGAAGACGCGACCAATAAAGCGGAAGCGGCCCGGGTTGCGGCGGTGGATGCCGCGGCTGCCGACGCCACTGCGAAGGCCGCTGTGGCTGCCACCATGTCGACCTGGGCAGGTACTAGCGGGCGTCCGACTGACATTTCCAATCTCGTCAAAAAAGGCACGTTTGAGGACAACCAAAAGGGGACGTGGAGTGGCGACAGTTACCTGGCTGCTGTGGATCAAGTGGGAGCCGAAAACGTCCCATTGAAGGTCAGCCTCCTTTCGCATTCGAGAGACTGCTACGAAGATGGCAATCCTTCCCCGATCACCCCAGGGGAAACGATTTATGTTTCCGGGTGGCTCGGCACTCAGGATACCGGCTATGCATGCGGGTTCGGATTTGCGGTGCTTAACAAGGACGGAGCTGTACGCTCCTGGGCGCCTGTAATTACTCTCGCACCTCGCCAGCCGTGGAAGTATCAAGAAGGCTCGTGGACGGTTCCATCAACGATGGTGGGGTACGACGGTGTCACTTTCATTCCGTCTGGGCTGATCCCTTGGATTCAACAGGATTGTCCGCCTGACGCTCCCAACTATCTACGGGTTGACGGTCTTTGGATAGGTCGCCACGCACGCGGCGCCACCGTCGGCGCGCCGGCCGGCACCCAAATCGCTGGAACGGCTGCCGAACTCGTGGCTGCAAATGCCGGCGCAGTACCGGCCATGAGCCAGGCCATCAACAAGAAGCTGCAGAAAGACGGCTACGACGTCATCACGGGGTCGATTGGCCTGATGTCGAAGTTGGCCTTACTGATCGGGGACGAGAACAACGGCGTCTGGATCGGCAGCGAAGGGATCGTACTGGTTCAGGGTGGCATCATCAAGGTGACGATCCCCATCACCGGCAACCCGACGTTCGCCGGCGAGCTGATTGCCGCGATGGGCACGCTTGGAATTCTTCGTCTTGCTGCGAACGGCAGTATTTCATCTGGCGATTTCACCGGCTGGGCTTGGCCGGATTCGCGGGCGCTGGGTCGGCCAGTCACGGGATTCTATCTGGGCTCCGAAGGTCTCCTCATGGGAGATTACTACGCCGGCAAATACGTCCAGATCAGGGCGGACGGGAATATCTACTCTCAACGGTTCCGCATCGTAGACGGTCAGGTATTCATGGATGGCCCTACCATCACCACCCCGGACTTCGGGGCGAAGACCGTCAGCGGCTTGTACGACTCACGGGGCGCTGAGGGCCTCCCCATCAATACCACTCAGGTCATCGGATCGTACTCGGTCACGATGGTCGGGGCCGTGGGCGCCGCCACCGCGCAGTTCTCCTTCCAGACCGACAGCGGGAAAGTGACTCTTGCGGTCAATGGAAATTCTGTGGTCGTGTACGGGCGGTCGGGCAACGGCCGGTGCCAGGGCACGCTGAATGTCACCATGACGGACTCGAACGGCATGGGCGCCACAGGCAGCTGCTATATCGACGCAGGCTTTGGAAATGGAGTGCCGATTTGAAAATCAACTACGTTGCAAAACACATCACTGGGGTCATCATCGCCGGCTGCCAGGGCGATGACCCCGATGCGGGGCCGGCCTACCCGCTCCCGGCGTGCCCAGAGGGCTGCCAGTGGATCGAGGTGGGCGAGCCGTTCACCCGTGCCGGGCGCGCCGACAGTGAGGAAGCGCGCCTGGTCGACGGCGCGGTCGTGTGGGTCGAGACTGCGGCGCTGGCCGACGTCATCGAACAGGTCCTGGACCAGATCGACGCCGATGCCGATACCGCGCGCGTGTCGGTGCTGATCAAGACCACCAAGGCCGAGGAGTACATGCAGGCCGAGACCCAGGCGCGCGCGTGGCAGGAGGCCGACTACGCCGGCGACGCGCCGCCCGACGTGGCCAGTTGGGCCGCAGCCAAGTGGCGCGACAAGCTGACCGACCAGCAAGCAGCCGAGAGCATTCTGGCGCAAGCCGACCAGTACCGCGCGCTGCTGAGCGGGATCCGGGCGCTTCGCCTGCGGCACATGGAGGACGCCCGGCACGCGGCCGACGCCGCCGGCGCCCGCGCCGTCCTGTCCACCTTCACCACCGAACTTTCCAACCTGATGAAAGGAACCGCATGAACAACATGCGCGTCGTGTACGACAACGCGCTCGAGCGTGCGCAGCTGTCGGCGTCGAGTGAGGCAAGTCCCCAGATGGCGGCCGCCAAGCTGCGCATCGACGACAAGGACACGCTCTGGCGCGCCGCCGGCAAGACAGCGGCCCTCACGCTTACCTGGCCAGCGGCCGAGGTGCTGTCGTGCTGTGCGCTCGCGTTCTGCAACTTCTCGCCGACTGCGACAATTCGCGTGCGTGGCTATTCAGACGCCGCCGGCACCGCCCAGGTGCTCGACACTGGCGTCCAGCCGGCCTGCCCGGCGCCGGCGGTTCGACTGCGCGGCTGGGCAGCGGCGCAAGCCGCAAGCGCATACGCATATGGCGGTGGCGCGCTCGCGCGCATCTGGTTCCCTGAAGTGGCGGTGCAACGCATTGTTGTCGACGTCGCGGATCCAGGCAGCCTGCAAGGCTACCTGGAGGCGGCCTGCCTGATAGTAGGGCGTTATTTCTCGGCGCGGTACAACGCATCCGATGCATCTATGACGTCCGTGGACACCACCGAGCTGTATCGCAAAGCATCTGGCGCTCAGGGGGCAGACCCAGGTTTCACATACCGCCGCCTGTCGATCGACTTGTCGAGGGTGTCGCCTGCGGATCGAGGCAGTGTCGTGAGCCTTTTGCGCAACAGCCGGGGCTGCCCGGTCCTGATCAGTGTGTTCCCGGGATCGCAGGACTTTGAACTCGAGCGCGACAACATGATCTACGGCCGCCGCACGAAGGATTCCGACATCTCTACCCAGTACGGCCTGAATTATTCCACCACCCTTGAAATCGAGGAGATCTGATGCTCGCAGCAGAAGCCAATCAGCCGCGCGGCGGCTACGTCACCATCCGGCTCACCAGCCGATGGCCCTGGAACCCGCTCAGCCTGGCGATCGGCATTGCATCCGGTAGCCGCCAGTTCAGCCACGCCGTCGGCATCATCGAAGGCCGGGCATACGAGGCATCGATGACACACGGCTGCCGCGCCGGCGCCGTCGACGAGTTGATGACGGGCGTCGTTGTCTACCGCGACATGCAGGTTTGGGTACCGGACATCGATGCCGCGCGCGAGTTCGCCGAGGCGCAGGTGGGAAAGGGCTACGACTGGCTGGGCGCCGTCGGCATTCCGTTCACCTACTCGGAAGAGTGGTCGGACGACAGCTGCTGGTGGTGCTCCGACCTGGTCTTCGCGATCCTGCTGGCCGGCGGCGAGCGCCTGTTCGATCCCGACGTCATGCGGCGCGTGCGCCCTGTCGATCTGCAGATGGTCGACATCCCGAAGGGCGAGATTGCTTATGCATAAACCACACAGGCCAAAACCGTCCCAGTTTTCCGAGAACTGAAACAGCGGAATCTTCATCATTAAAACACGCCCCCAACCCGCTTCGGCGGGTTTTTTAACGCCCACCGAAAAGGCAAAAATGAATATTCCAAGCGCATCCGAGGCAGGCAGCTACGCCGGCGCCATCGTGGCGATCGCGACGTCGCTGACCCTCACGCAGTGGGGGATTGCCGTCGGCATCGCCACTGCGCTGGCGACGTTCTTCCTGAACTGGTTTTACATGCGCCGCCGCGACGCGCGCGAAGAGCTGGCGCTGCAGCTGCAGCTGGGAGTGAAGCAATGATGGCCCAGCTCAAGACCTGGCTTCTGCTGGCGCGCAAGAGCGTCTGGGCGGTGCTGCTGCTGGCCTACCCGTTCGCCGACCAGATCATCGCCACCATCGAGGGCTGGTTGCCGGCCCTGGCGCCATACCTGGGCGCCGACACCTTCCGCTACATGGGCTTGGCCATCGCGGCCGCTAAGGTCGCGCTGCAGATCTACCGCGGCGTGTTGCAGCTGAAGGCGCTGCTGGCCACCAAAACGGGAGGTGCATGAGATGGCGAACGACCAGACCAAGAAGTCGCCGCGCCGCGGCCTGCTGGCCATAGTCGGCGCCGCGGCGGCCGCCTCGCTGCTGGTGTTCACGCCGGTGCAGGAAGGGCGCGTGCTGAAGACCTACCGCGACATCGGTGGCGTCCTGACCTACTGCGACGGTGCCACCGAGAACGCCCAGGCCGGCAAGACCTACACGCCGGCCGAGTGCGACGTGCAGCTGGATCGTGACCTCGAGCGGCATGCCGCAGGTATTGCCCAGTGCGTGCCGATGGACAGCCTGACCGATGGCCAGAAGGTGGCCTTCGTCGACGCCGCCTTCAACATCGGCGTGTCGGCGTTCTGCGGCTCGAGCATGGCACGCAAGGCGAAGGCCGGCGACATGGCCGGCGCCTGCGACGCGCTGCTGCTGTGGAACCGGGCCGGCGGTCGCGAGGTGGCCGGCCTGACGAAGCGGCGCCAGCGCGAGCGCGAGCTGTGCCGCCAGGGTTTGCGGTGATCGGCGCCACGCTGGCGCGCCTGGCGCCGTACAAGTTGCTTCTCGCTGCCGTGCTGGCGTTCGGCGCTGGCTGGGCCGTCAACGGCTGGCGGCTCGGCGCCGAGCTGGCGGGCGAGAAGGCCGCGCGCGCCCAAGACCAAGCCACCCAGGCCGGCGCCGCGCTGTCCGCGGTGCAGGTCGATGCCTTGGCGATCCGCCAGGCCGCCACCGAGTACGCGGCCGCCCAATCCACCCTCGCGCCCAAACTAGCGGCGCTCACCAAGGAGCTGCGCAATGCGAAGCCTCTTCCCGCTGATTGCCGCCCTGATGCTGTCCGGGTGCGCAACCTCGACGCCGCCATCGACGCCGCCAACCAGGCCGCCGCTCGATAGCGCTCTGGCGGCGCCGTGCCCTGCCGTCGAGAAACCTGAATCGCCCGAGTACGACGTGTGGCAGGCCTGGGCAATCAATCTGCTGCGCCAGTACGCCGAGTGCGCGGCACGGCATGTCAAAACGGTACAGGCTTGGCCCAAGTAAGCGACGGTATCGGTCGGCGCTCCAACGGTAGCGCGAGCACCCGCGCAGCCACTTCGTCAGGCACTCCACTGAGCACGAACATTACGGACGCTTCAAGCCAAGTCACCTCGGGCAATAGAATCAAAGCCAGGTCGACCCGGCTGGCAGTGAGGTGGTCTGTGCGCATTTCCATGGCGCCACAATACATCCGGCCTTCATCGCAGAGGTGAGCCTTCTCAACAGTGCTAAACTTTCTCCATTTATCACAATGGTCTGAGGCTCACGATGGCGATGACATCCTGCACAACATGTGCCAAGGAGATATCCAAGGAAGCGTCCTCCTGCCCACACTGCGGGCAACCTAGCCCGGCGATGAAGTCAGGGACGCGTGCTCTGTGGGCCTTGTTTGTGTTGGGCTTGTTCGGCTGGTGGTTCTTCGGCGGTGGCTTGACGTCGCACGTCGACGATCAGATGGTGCAGCAAGCGTTGGCCGAGTACCAGATTGCCTGGCGTAGTAACGACAAAATGCAGTCTTGCGTGCATGCAGGGATCGTAGCAGCTGCGTATATGCAAGCCAAAGACGAAGCCAACTATAACCAGTGGCTGTCGATCGAAAAGAAAGAATGCAAAGCAGCTGGAGTTCCTCGCTAACCACAGCAAGGGTATGCACGAGGTCTGTTATTGATCATGCCATTCAAGCCACCTTTGACCAAAGACCAGCTGCGCGAGATCCAGGACCGTAACGTGGACTCGCCTGATGTCCGGATGCTGCTATGGGAAGTCGCGCGTCTGCGATCGCTGATTCTGCGGGCGGACCAGCTGCAGCGGACGCTTGGGAGTTTAGGGGGCGGGCCAGGGCTCGTGCTGTCGGCGTTTCGAAACGAACTTAAGGACGAGCCATGCGTCCGGGAGTTCCCTAGGTTGAATGAGTAAAAGCCACCCGCGAGGTGGCTTTTTCACGGCGTAGCTTTTAGCGTAACTTTCGCGCTGCCGGCTATCTGTTCATAGGTGAATACACCCATGCATCATGGGAGTGTGCTTTTCGGTCGCGAGGCGTTTCGCCGCGTCGGCATTGATTTCGCGTGGGACGTTCATGGGGCCAGGTTGCTAGGGGCCGGGCAGGGAAGAGCTGGGCCAGGACCGCCATT